GCGATTATCTCATGTCCGCCCCACACGGACACTTCCCCAAATTTGTCCGTCCACCACGGACACACAGAGACAGACGTGTCCACTGTACGCACACAGCGGACAAAATATTAGTGCAATGTGCACAATTATTGGATTGATTTCCTTTGATAATTGTGTATATTGCACTATGAAAATCAGTTATTTTAGAACATTATGGACTTGTGTCCGTGTGTGAGAAACACATACAGGGTTGATGTTTTCGAACATGTGTTTGTCAAATGAAAAACGGTGTCAATTTTTTAGCACTTACAGAATATATACCACCTTTATTAACTGTGATATTTAATTTACCCTCGTTCATAGTAAAGATAATATCTGGATTATTGGTATTGATGGATAGATTAAATTTATTTACGCAACCATAGAAAACATATCTTTCGTTCTCACTTCCAATGATAGCACCATAAACAAAAGCTGTTTCGTTTTCAAAAAAGGTATATATACTCGTAGCAGACCCAGTAATATTACCTGTAGTCACTTTAAAATCCATGTTATAAGCATCACATTTTTTTCTTAATTGGTCTATGTCGTTAAACGCAACGTCTAAATGATTAGACAGTATGTTAAAATATGATTTTCCTTTAACCGTTAACTTGTTCAGGTTTCCTTTAGTGAAACTATCATTAATAACACCTGTCATTACAATGTTTGTAACAGTCCCTCCTATAAGCTGAATGCTTGTGGGATCCGCATAATCATTGTTTAATGTTCCCGCATCACCGACTAATAAATTAGTTATTGTTAAGTTATTACAGTTATCACACCACATATATGAATTTTTAACATTGTTGTTCCATATAGATAAGTTGTTAAGTGTAATATCATTATTGTGGAAAACTATACCGCCAGTTGGTGTTGCTGTCAGAGATGCTTCAAGTTCAATGTTATTACCAAACACTGAACCATATAAGTCTAGTCCGATGCTTGAATATCCCCAGACATGTAATCCGACAATTCTACATGCGGAAAGGGAAGCTCCCCTATCGCACCTACCGGCAACTAGATTATTGTAAAAAGAGTCATAAGCTGTTAATTCAAAACCAGTACCACAATTATTAGCATTACAGTTACACAAACTATGATTTTCGCCCCCATTAACTATCTCCTGATAATTTGTGGTATGAGGGATTATTTTAAATCCGCTACCTTTAAAGCGTTTAGCATAACAGTTATGCACGTAGCCGTTGATTTGTGATAAATGAAAACCGTTCTGCTCCGGTGTAGTGTTATCACCTATGAGCGTTATGCCATCAATGCAACCGTTAAATAAATAGTTATCTTCGCTATCTCCGTGGGCTTCACCGCCAATGATATGTATTATTGAAGAAAGCGGTTTTTCACCTATAATATGCAAACCATGCCGTAGCAATAAATCTGTTACCATATATGTTTTAGAAGGAATTAATAAAATTACGTTATTAACGGCGCAATAGTCAATACATTTTTTAAACGCGTCAGTATCATCCGTTGTCCCGTCACCTTTAGCACCGAAAATTTCCGGTGTGGTAAAGCTTACAAATTTATTTAATAAAACTTCAAACAACCCATTGTTATACATTTCATCAAGTTTATTATTAATTTCATCCTGTAGATCCAGATTTTTAAAATAATCCTGTACATAACTTTTAAGATCGTTAAAAGCGTCCTGCAAACTGTCAAAATTTTTCTGCATTGCTTTCCATTGTGCTAAAAGTTTGTTAAATTCCTGTAAAAACCAATCCTGATTTAACTCATGAAAATTTGTATACGGCCCTAAATTTTCCATGCTCATATAAAACACCTCCTATTAATATACCATTAAACAAAAATTTTCGATAAAACTTTCTGCAATCACATCATACAGATTGAAAACAACTAAATCCCTCTCGCTCTGTATCATCTGTTGTGAAGTAGTGACACCTATATTTCCGTGTGCTCTTCCGGTTCTTGTATGCGTTTCTGATCTTCCATCATTTACATTTTCTTTTTCCGTATTTGTAATACTACCATTTTCTGTCGTATCACCATCTGTGATCTGTTTCGCATGGTCAGCAAGCCCAGAATTAAAAGCGGTATTCTGATCTGTTATGTTAACACGATTCATTATTTCATTTGTGCTAGTGCTTTTTATTGTGTTATCTCTAGCACTGGAAGTTGTCTCATCATCAGTATCCGTCCAATCTTCCATACGATCATAGTTTTCGATCGGGTTGTATTCTAATACTGTCGTATCATATAACTTTTTCCAGTTGATCTGATACTTGTTACTCCATATTGCGATACGATTTTTCAAGTATGTAAAATCGGGATATAAAATCTCCAACTCTCTTGTTCTCATTAAAATCGTATCAATAGCAATCTGTTTCACAAGCCCCTTAGGAACATTGAATCCGTCAAACAATGTGTTATCATAGTTATATAATCCCTCAACGGTTAACAAACTCAATCATCATCACCTCCTGTTTTTTCACGTGAAACATTTTTTTCACTCGGATCATGCCTCCAATTCACACTAACATCCACATCAAACATTTTCTTAACATCTGCGCAACTTTTCTGCCATCCATCCAACCACATTTCCATTCTGGTTGACGTTTCTACGTCATTGCTCTCAGCTTCGGAAGATATCATTCTCTCTTTTTTATCCGATCTGGCAGAGGGAATACCAACCTCTGTGCAAAACAACTCTTCCAATCTTCTCAGAGTGTCCAGAACATCACCTGCAATATAGTTCTGACGAAGATTATTAACAAAATAATCCCACGGTTCTTCCGTCTGATCTCCTCTCTGTATTCTCAGTTTTTCGTCATAGAAAACAGCCAGTTCACCTCTCATGACCTGATCCATGACTTTTTTCAGACTTTCAGCCCCCGCTTTATTCCTTGCTCTGAAAACATATGCAAGTTTACTGTTCATTACGTTCATGTCCAGAGATTCCATAGCGATAGACATTTCATTCGCATATCTCCCGACAAGATCCATGATCCCGCCATAGTCTGTAGTACACTTGAAAAGAACACACTGCTCACCAATCACAGGCTCAATCACACCCGTTAGCAATGGATTGCTAATCACGGCCTGTGCTGGTCTGTAAAAAACATTGTATCCCTTGAGTGTACATCCCTGTGGAATTACACCAAACTTGTCAGTATTGATGATAGCAACTGTGCCCCAGCAATATAAACAATACAAAAAATAATCTTTATCCCAGTTATCCGGTACTTCCCATTTCATCACAGATATAGCTTTCTGCAATAGATATCTCTGAAAATACCAAAACAACTGAGTATTTTTGCAATGGTTAGTGCTAGGGCATATGCTACTATTATACTGATTGATATAATTATACATCACAGGAGCACCAACACCTGTATTACATCCAAACATATATTCACCTCCTATAAGCTATTAAAATAATCAAACCACGCTCTAGCATATCCGGCACGTTCCTGATGTAGACTAGCAGGTCTTTCATAGTTTGCCTGAAACGCAAGTGCAAGGTAACCTGCATCCTGTGTGCTAACACTCCACTCCCTCCAACTTAACGGGTATGCACTTGTGCTATACCATTGTGGTTCGATACCCCAGTTTTTAATTCCTGAACTCTGTTGAAACTCTGCAAAAATAACACTCAACTGTTTCTGACCATCATACCAATCATCATGATTTCCGTATAGTACATCAATAACATTATATAAATCAGTCGGCGGTGTCCACTGCACAAGCCCGTGTCCAGTACCACCAATTTCAATTAACGCCGGATTGAAAGTGCTTTCCTGTTGAATATTGCCACATAATCCTGCAATAGCATTTACGCTCCAACCCTGAGATTTAAAATAATTTAAAATTACAGTTGCGTTATTTATTGCTTTTTCGTTGTTTCCACACAGGTTAGCGGTGGGATTACCAAAATACTCACTGTTTCCTCCAACCATCCAATCACCACCGGAAAAAGGCCATCTGTACACCCTCCAATAGTGTATCGTACTTTCCCACACTGTGTAGGTATTAATACTCACCTGATCAGGCAATGGAAGTTTTTTGCTGTGTGCACCCATAGAGTGTGTATCATCATACATCATTTCTGTGTGTTGATGCCCTCCTATTGATGTATCATGTATCCATAAAATGTCGCCCTTTTGAAATTTGAAATCAGTATAATCGGCAGGTAATATTATTTCCTCAAAACCGAGATTTTTCAGTATCGTTGGCATTGATTCTGTAGTAAAAGGCCATGCCGTCAAATTGACTTCAAAACCTGCATGCCCCAGCCCATAGAAGATTAAAGAGCTACAATCATAGTAAGTGATTCCATTGACTGTTTGCTCATTTCTGTAGTCCTGATTGTATCCTACGTCTGGAGCATTGCAACGGTCAACGATCCATTGCCACGCTTGTAGCATCAACCCACCGATTCCGCCTGCTCCGCCAGATCCCCACGGGTTCTGCCCTGAGTTAGCACTTGTCATAAGCGCAACGAACATTGAAATATTGCTTGCAGGAAAACTACGCATAGTAAACACCACCCTCGAGAAATTGTTTGATCTGTTCTTTTTCGTTTCTGGTTGCCCCTTTTACGTTAATCGAACCATTTTCAACCACGTAATACCCAGTGCCCAGCTCCTGCATTGTGCCGTTTTTCATGTAGGGTCTGCCATTATCCGCTCGATCTTCATCCGTGATCTTATAGAACGTTTCAATAACGAAAGGTATGCGTGCTATTGATAACAACGTACCATTAACACCGCTTGTATGTACATCGGGTATCGCACTCTCAACTGCATTTGCAACTCCTGACGCACTTCCCAAAAAATTGCCCGAAAATAAATTCCCGATGCTACTTAATAAACTACTTCCACTTTCGATGATATTCGCTCGTAAGTCGCTCACCTGTATGTTAACTCCAATCTGTGCATAACCACTATATAAAGTAACACCTCCTGCGCTTACTGACATAACACCAACACCGCTCATGCAGTCAATAGTTTCGCTGACTGTTACACTCTCAGCACTTGCGACTTTTCCACCGTCAATCTCAAACGTACCCCATGGATCTATGGTCAACTGTATTCTGCGAAACGGTGAAGCATTGAGAAATGTTCCACGTGAAACCTGTGGATGCTGAGAAATCGGCATGTCAAAAGACCTGCTATAAAAAGGCTTATTTCCCAACTTCAACGCAGTCACATCGCAAGACCAAAAACCAAACTTAACCTCTGAAACCGGCGTACTTCCTGCACCAACATTTTCACAAGGAAACCACATAACACTTGTCAGATATTGAAACGGATTGAACAAACATTTCAGCAAACTATCCGTGATCTGCTGACCTGAGATGTTCGCCCAATCAAGAGTGGAAAATATCTTTGAGCAAAAATCTGCAAAGTTAGTAGGAATAAATGCATAGAAATTGGTAAGTCCATCCTCGCCTACAATGCCACATACAAAATAGCCCTGATTCAGTCCATATTCAGCAACCGGAAATAAACCCTTGTTAACAACTGTCCTTTTCTTCACAGGTGTTGACAGTGTTGGGTATAAAGTATCCATGACATCGCCGTCAAAACTAGTGGAACTCCGAATAAAAAACAAGTTACTTGCCTGTATTGTATCACGATACGTGGCTAACACATCCACAACGCAATGTGCAATCCATGTATTGTTTCTATACTCCCAATCCTCAACCCAGTATGAACGATTAAATTCTACAATCTCACAGTAATTCCATGACGGGGCACTGCCTCCATTTCTCAGTATAATCTGAGGATTTTCAATAGAACATGGCTCATTAATATTACAGGAAACGGCGGTAACATCACCGCCGACAATTCCCGTAGAATTAACTCTTTTACTGGCTGTCTTAAAATTGACTGTTACCGCCATTATTATTTCCTCCTATTCCAGAACAAAAACAAGTCCATTCTCTGTAAGATCGTTCCAATAACGATCTGTGAAATGATAGTAAATATTCCAGTAACCACCTGCACTATTGAAAGGCGTTGTGCTACTCCACTGTTTGATCGTAGTAAGTCCCATAGCCTCCTCATCAAACAGTACGGCAAAGATGTTGCTCATTGCCTGCGCTTCACCCTGCTTAACACTTCCATCCGGAATCATAACTGATGGAGTTACATTAATATCCATCGGACTCTCAAGAGTCTGCCAGAAATTAACCTTTTCATTTGTGGCAATCTTCAAATACTGGTCATGGAACGTGTTACTCAGAACCGTAGTATCTGCGGTATGAAGATCCGGGCTAAAAATCATGATGTTCTGCATTCTCAGCGGTGTATGTCTTGCGATCTCTTTTCCAGTGATGTTAGCATGGAATCGAGTTGTTCTCTCTGTGAAAAAGTCCATGTAAGTCATGATCTTAGCACAAGCCCATTTATAAAAACTCGGGAAATTCTCCGCTTTTCTTACATCATTAGCGGTTAACGTTGTTCCGTTCTCGGTATTGTACATCGTGAGCAACTTAACAACATGCTCTCCCGTATACCCATCAGTACTTGCAGTAACTCCTGCCTGCCAGATATTTTTAGCTCCGATATAGTTTGCAACGCATGCTCTTGCCATGCTCTCATGTGCCTGTTCGATCATATCCATCGTGTTCTGAGTATACATGGAAATAAACTGACCGAACTCGTCAGGATTACGAAACGCCTGATCTAACTGATCTCTGAAATAAGTCCTGTGTCTCTGGAATACCTGACCGCCGTAGAAATTGGTCTGTAAAACTTTACCTTTTTTGATTTTGTACATGTCGACCGCTGTGTCATCATCAAGTGGCTGTCTCTGATCGTTTTCCCAATCATCGTCCAGCATCCCCAACTTACGCACATGGTTTCCCCACTGCTGTGTAGTTCTTCTCAGTCCCTTAAATTTAGCGTTGTATGGTCTTACGGAAAAGATCGTCCTGTCTAATACCTGAGAAATGCTGTTCATAATCCTGTCATTACCCACAAGTAACGCTGTCTGTGCCTGTGCTACGAACGAACTTGTGTCCGTTGCTTTCATAGTTTCAACGCCTGTGGCCTGTTTAACGATATCATTCAGCACTGTGCTGATCTGATCGAAACTTAATGTATTCGCCATTATTTTTCACCCCCTGTCAATCCATCATAGTTTGGCGGATTGATAATGCTTGCTATAGCATCTTCTGTTGTAACCTGTTTGGGAACTGTGTTCTGCATCAGATTAACGTTGTTACTCTGTACCGCACTTGTGAGACTTTTCAGAGCATTCAGAACATCATTCTGTTCACTGATCTGCTGAATCTGCTGTGTCTGCGGATATGCCTGTGCCTGTGGCTGTGCCTGTTCCTGTGCCTGTGGAAACATCTGTGGAAACTGCTGTGCATATCCCTGTACACCCGTCACCGGTGTCTGTGACTGCTGATAGTTCTGTGGATAGAACTGTGGCTGTGGCTGTGGCTGTGGCTGTGGCTGTGGCTGTGGCTGTGGCTGTGGCTGTGGGGCACGCTGAGTGGCTGTGCCTGACATTGTGAGGATTTCATCTTTTGTGAATCCTGCTGTAATGAGTGTAATTAAGTTGTCTAATGTCATATTTTGTAATCCCTCCTGAGATAGTTTTTGTGAGAAAAGCCTGTGGAAATGATCCCGTCATGTTCGTATGTTACTGCATACCAGTTTCCAGAATAACATCCCAGACAGATGCATTTCGTGTTTTTCGGCATTTCTGCGATAACTGTTCCGTCTAAGTTAGGCTCTGCCCTGATCATCAGAGGCTCTGTGTTCGTTGTGACGATGTACACACCTCTGATATTTTTGTTGTAGTTAATCGTCATTCTTTTCACTTCCTGTAATATGGTCTGTGAGTTTTGTGAGTGCCTGAGTGTTGTTGTTGAGTGCGTCTGTCATGTTCTTCATTTCTTCCTTGTGAGCATCCGTTTCTTTCTGCCACAAATAAAAAGTTGCAATCAGGCAAGCGCAAGGAACTCCGATATTGCTAATAAGTGTTGATAACGAGTTAACGTCCATATTTCACCTCCATTATATATTAGCACAACATATAATATATGTTTCACGTGAAACATTAAAGAAATGTGAGAAATGTTTCACGTGAAACAAAACATATGTGGGCTGTGACACTCCACATATGTGACGAAAGATTAAGTGCTACAAATTCTTGAGCTGTACCTACTCATGCACATTAGATCCTTATGATCTCACGCTCCCAACGTGTTGTACGTGTGCCACGAACACTTGTCTTTCTACGAAAGATTATAGCAAACAAAAAAGGACAAGTCAATACTTGTCCTTGAAATAATTTTCAAAAAGTGATTTTGATGTGATATCCTCAAAAGTGATTTTGTTTGAAAGGTACATATCCCAGAGATAAACATAGTCTCTGCGAAACGCTTTGATATCTTTATCAGATTGCGTGTATGTTGGTGGGTTACCCGAGTGATGACGGGTAACGTATATTGTATTTTTGTTTTTCCGCTCGTAGATTGTAATGGAGTCCATACGGCATAACGGTATTAGCTCTTTGATGTTTGTTGGTTTTATCCCTGTGTAATCGGCAGAATAAAACTCATTGCCGAGTGCCATACGATTGAAATTTGAATCCGCTCCAGACATTTTATATAGTGCTGTTTCTTTCTTGCGCTCTGATATGGGTGAATCAAATAAGTTAAAAAGTCCGATCCCTCTTTTCTGCATGATTGACACTGATTGTTTTTTGATATCCATTGCAGATACTTTTTCCATTAAGTCGTTTTCAATGAACATATTACAGGATAGATTTTCAGAGTTGGAAAAGAGTAGGAACTGAATTGGTTTTTCTCCATCTAACTCTCTGTTTCGATTCATTGTTTCGTATGCGTTTTTAAACGCATAGCCCGCATTTTCGACTTTTCTCTCTCGTTTCTCAGGGATAAACTCATCATATATTCCAATCTCCACGTCTGATGCATCAAAACCACGTAAATTCGCAAACGTGTTCAATGCGATTGCATAGCCGAGAATCGGGCCTGTATACACCAGTTTTCCGTTATCATCTGTGTATGTATTGTAAAATCCTGCGACATTTTTTCCAATCGTTTTTGGATAGATTGACCATCCCTTGTCTTTGTTAAGTTTTTTAAAAGGCGACAGCTCTGGAATTTTGATTGTGTCAATCTGCGCCTGCAAGGATCGCATATACACGAAAATTTTCTTATGTTCAATACAGTATTCGAGGCCTCCGTATGTTTTCCCCGTACCTCGTCCGCCCCATACATAATTGAACTTTTGGCCATATCCCAAAACAGCAGGTACCGAAAGATACCCGCTGTTTTCATATAAAGATAACATATTATTTCTGTGGCTCTGGCATAGGAATATTCTTCTCAGTATATCCCATACGGGCAAGCGCACGATCTGGGGAAACAAGCGAGCAGATAAGATAATCACGACCAGATTTTGATGTTCGATGAAGTACTTCAATAAAGAACATGTCCGGTACTTCTTCCATGTCAGAAACACGATCAATCACATCTAAAAATGACTCTCTGAAAGTTGCTGACTGACCGGAGAACGCCTCTCCTGTGTTTGCATCCTGCACTGAAACACAGGTGATTTCATTTCCGCTGTTGTCGACTGTTCTGTACTCAACCCATGAACCGACACAAATAAGACCTTTGTTTTCAACATTTTTAAGACTTACAATAGCGGGTGATTCAATGAGGTCATATTCAGTGTATAAGTCCAGTGTAGAAGATGAATTGATAATAGTATACTGTTTCTTTGCCATGATTTAGTTCTCCTTTTCTTTGATAATGATTGCGTTTTTTAAAAACACTTCTGCGTCCATCCCGTATAATTTTGTTTCTTCGTCTGTTCTTTCCCAATCAATAACAATGCCGAAATTTCTTTTTTTAATCTCTTTGCTGATCTGTTCATCAGTAAGATTTCCGATCAAACAAACTTCCTGTACAAACTCACACTTATTCTCAGGATCGTAGCAGATAACGTTTATCTTGTTAACTGTTAATGAACGTGTAATTTTCATATTCTCACCTCCTTGTAATATCTCTTTACCTGAATTATTATAACACATATGTTAATTTTTGTCAAACGCCTCTTTAAATTCTTTTAATGTTCTTGCGTCTGCCAAAATCCTACGGTACTCATCTGTTATTCCTATTGTATAAGTTGAGGGTCTGATAACTACATTTTGTGTAATTTTTAAAACATGATTTTCCACGGTGAAATCCCCATAAGGAACGTCATTGTACACGCTTTCAGTTCCTCCCGATCGTAAAAAGGTAAATCCAATTTTGAAAGCTTCAATTCCTCCATGTTCTTCCAACTCATCTGGTGCAAGCTTTTTATTAACTCCTGCGATTGTTGCGTGTAGTTTTCCGTCTTTAGTTCTATAGACATATTTTTTAGCACCAAGGGCGGAGAATTCAATATACGTATCCTCGAATTCATACACCCCCATATAATGTTTAACGCCATAACAGTCTGTAGCGTATGCGGAATTGGAGATACTTTGCTCTTTTCTCTCAGAATTGTATCTATCAAATAACTTGTCAATATTATCACCTCTTACTTTTATATATTTTACTGAATCCGTATCACTGTAAACGTAACGATCTCCAACTATGTTTATACCCTCTTTCAATCGCAGGCGTGCCCATGCTGTTACCCATACACCCCATTGATAAGGAAGAAATGCTGTTCTATTATATTTTGCAAGTAATGTTTCACGTGAAACATTTTCATCAACTGTATATATATCTTCCGTTGATTCTGTAAATATTAATGATTGCTTTACTGGTGACTGTACCATCATTCCGTAACCCGCGTTAAGCAATGCCTTTTGCAGATTGTAAAAAAGCTCCTGTTCCACTATGCCTTTTAATTCTGTTTTGTCTGTATAATATTTACGGAAAATGTCTTTCAACGGTTCTGGCAGTGATCCGTATTTGCTTTCGTAACACTCTGTTATTTCTAATTTTTTCCATTTGTACTCACGTTTCATTATCTCATAATCAATATCAGTGAGCGTTGTTTCGATATAGTCAGCACTTAAAACACGTCCGTTATCCAATGTTTCACTGGAAACATTTCTACATTTTGAATATGAAATATAGGGTGCTCCGTAATGCTTGTCGATCTGTTCAATGCCGATAATTTTACACCGGAATAATAGCGCTTTTCCTCTATCCAGTTTCTTCTCTATGTCATTCTCAGTTATTGATCCGATATAAACAAAACGTGTCATTGGAAAAACGCAATTTAAGACAACATCAGGATAAGATGATGACCTATCATAAGATCCAATTCCCAGAATCTTTTTTTCGTCTGCACGTATCACTGTTCCTGAGTAATAACGATTAGCGTGTGTGTCTCCACCCCGAAACGCCTCCTCTAGCAGATCGAAAACATCTATAGTTGGAAAAATATCCTTGTGTTTTCTGGCCCATACATACATTGCTTTTTTCGTTTCACGACGTACATAACCGGTTGATGTTAATGGTAGTGTATATAGATTGTCATTCGACAGTATCATACGTTTATACATTGCTTCAACTAGTCCGATTGTGTCGTATGTACTATACTGTATTTCATAATCGGTTAGTTCTGTCCATGGAAAACGTTTTTTACTGTAATCAAATTTTTCACCTGATAATTTTTGATGTTTTACTTTCATTTTTGAGGTAAACGTATTTAGTGACATATTAGTTTGCAGATATGAACATCTAAATTCAAAACGCTCTAACATTTCACATTTCAATATTTTTCGTGATTTTATGGCAAAAACTTCATCCGGTGAAAATGTATATATACCACGCAAAAACTGAAATTCATATGAAAGATTGTGTACAAAAATCATGTAATACGCGTAGTTATCGTCATTCATAAGATTATCAAGAAATAACTCAAATTCTGTCCACGTTCTTCCAATTATCGTATCAATATGTAAATCATCAAGAAAAAGAATTGAAAACTGCCAGATATACATTATTGACTGTTCGATATCTTCTAATCTAGTTGTTTCGATATCGAAAGCACTCAGACAATTTTTATAACCTTTTGCTTTTTTACTTCCTTTGTTAGACCTAGTATCATGTAAACATGGTAAATTCTGTATTCTAGTATAATTATATGTGTCGACAGTATACAGATTTTCCATGTGTTACCTCCTACGTTTACGTTTACCTGCTTTCCTTTTCTGACGTTTTACTTTTTCTTTCTTTGCTATTCCTGATTTCAATTTTGAAATGTTTCGGGATCCCGTTTTCAGAAATTCCTTATATAGCTCTAACATTTTGCCTGTACTCAGCTTTTCGCCCTCTGAATACAGATCTACAGCAAAATCAGAATCATATATACGATCTGAAGCAAAATCCCTAAGCTGTTCCATAAAACGCCCAAAATTTAGTAAATCCTCATGCGTTTTTAACTCTGTTCCATACACATCATTGATATGTTGCATCTGTTCTTTTTCCAGTTTTTTCAGTCCTGTGACTGTTGTTTTATCTGATGCAATAATAGTTGCTAGTTCTGACAACAAGTGATAGATTTCTCTATCACTTGTAATATCTTTCAACTGTTTGTAACGTTGGATCGGTCTATCTATTACAAGGTTAACATCCTTATAGTCAGATTTCAGTAATCTTTCATAACGTTTACGCCAAATTGATCTTAGACGTGAATACTCTTTTCTAACGTCTTTCATATCCCATGTTAACTCGAGAGCAAGCGGTGTATAATCGTCTTTTGTTCTTATAAGACCTCGTGGTTTACTCCTCTTCAAATAAGACTTTTTTGTTGTCAATAGGAACACCTCCCTCCAATTTGTTGTAGTATACAGGACGGAAATTTTCTTCAAACTCGACAACGTAGTCCTGCACGATTGCCATTGCGACTGTACCGGTGTATGCCTGAACTAATAGATAATCGCATTTATATTTACACTGACTTTTAATGATATTCGGTGTATTTAATTCTTTGATGTAAACTTTATACCATGTTTTCTTACTGTTTAATTTTCTGCTCATTGTACACCCTCCATTTCTCAACACATATTATGATATCGTCAAAACTTGACATTGCTCCCCACATTATATAAGGCGAATGTTCAAAACACTTTTTAAATTCGGAACAAATCTCTGACTGACTACATAAAATACAATTTTCAGTATCATTACATGTAAAACATATATCGCAATAATTTTTCATTTTTTATAACCTCCTGACCACTTTGCTCCACACCATACACCATAAGGAAAAATTAATATAGCTCCAAAACCAAACCACAATATTGCATCCAACATTAGTATATACACCTACTTTCTATTTCTTCTTTGATCCACTTACGTTCCCGATAACGCCACGGGAAACGCATGATCTTGTATTCCTGCAATAACTCACGTGGAGTGAGCCATGCAAGATAATTTTTGTAACTTTCTTCGTAATCTGTCATTTATTCGTCTCCTATAGTCATCATTGCAGTCGATATAAACTCGATGCATTTTACGTAATCATATTCATATCCTAAGTATGTTCCTCCGTTCGAATGCCTCTTGCATGTATTGACGCATTATTAAAAGCTTCTTCATTAGTACTACTTTCTCCTGATACAATTCATGTACGCTTTCTTTAACTTTCTTCATTTTTAATACCTCTCTTTCATTTGATACATGTATCATACGTCATTATTTGGATTTATTCAAAGACCATTTTGTTCATTGAACACATGTTCGAAAACATCAACCCTGTATGTGTTTCTCACACACGGACACAAGTCCATAATGTTCTAAAATAACTGATTTTCATAGTGCAATATACACAATTATCAAAGGAAATCAATCCAATAATTGTGCACATTGCACTAATATTTTGTCCGCTGTGTGCGTACAGTGGACACGTCTGTCTCTGTGTGTCCGTGGTGGACGGACAAATTTGGGGAAGTGTCCGTGTGGGGCGGACATGAGATAATCGC